CATTCCCTCTTCATTGGGTAGGAATACATTATTATATTTGTTAGTTATATACGTCATAATTTAACTCTTTATTATATTTGTGCAAATATTTTTATGTACAATAATCATTTCAGGGACATCTACTAGGCTTAGTAATAGCAACCAAAAAACAGTGCTAATTAGAAAGCCCTGGATGAAATCTTTTTTCAATTTTTAGACCTAATCATTTGTGTAGCAATACTCAATGTATGACTAAATTCTTCCATATGTCGTAATTGAATATGATGTAGATACATATACAATTTAGTATCAGTAGACCAATCACTAAACTTCTCAATTAAATGAGGTTCGAGATAACCTTCTAATTCTTCAACATATTCTTCTACTGTCATTTTTTAAACACTTCCGGGTTATCTTCTACTAGTGCAATCAATGCATGAGTTTGAAACTTAACCTGTTCCTCAGTCATTTTGAGATTGTAGGCATGGTCTAGTATATGCAATACCTCATGCCACAATGCAATCTTTTTAGTTTGTTCACTAAATTGATTGCCAATCCAAATTTCTTGATCATTGAATCGTGCAAGACCAATAGTACCTTGCATTTCCTCTGAGGTCTTGTATAAAACCTCATAATCTATTCCGCAAATTTTAAATTTCATTCTTCTACTCCAAAATATTTTGATATTTCAACGCCAGGTGCAGCGTCCCGGTTTTCTACGTCAATGCGAATACATTCCCGAACAATTATTTTAGCAATTAATTCTACCTTATCGATTGCTACCCATTTGCCACTAGAATCACTTCCATGTTCTTTAATTAATTCTCTTATTCTATTCATTTCAATACTCCTACATATGGGCTGTTAAGCCATTTTGCGTATGTCTCGGCGTTGTCCGCAATTTTATTAAGTTCATACTTCCCGCAAAATTTTAATAAGTGTAGGCCCACTTGAGGAACATTAGTTCTACGCACACCTTCACGGATGTTTGTATCTACTGACAATTTAATATCATCGGGCTGTGCTGTCAAATCTATGAGAGTTCGGTTGCGTTCAAAATCGTCACGCACACGATGTTCTACACCCTCATGGTCGGTAAAACGTTGAAGCATAAAATTGTTGAAATTAAATCCCATTTTATGACGATCTTCAAATGCTTCACGAATACCAACTTTATTTTTACTACCAATTTCTCTGGTACCCGGATAGGATGCAAATATGTTATCCGATGAATCACCTCTAACTAATTTTTTAAATAACAAATATTGTGGATCCTCTAATAGTTTCGGATTTTTTAACTTATCCAAAACGGGCTTATTATTTTCTTTGAAGAATCCCTCCAGCGTAATTAGTTCACCAGTGACACCCGAATATTGTTTTACTGTAGAAGAAATTAACTGGTAAAAATCGCTGTCTGTTGAAACGATAAAATTTTCATCTGCTGGATGCAGATGAATCCATCGGGCTATGAGATCATCAGCCTCTGCTTTAGGATCACGCAATACACTACAGTTTGTGCGGTCTTTAAGGTAAGTTGTGAAGGCATCATACGTTTGCCAAAACATTTTGTTTTCTTCAACCTCTGCCTCTGTTTGAGACATGGTATCTACTACACGATTAGCTTTGTAAGGCTTATAAAAGTCCTTACGCCAGCTGCGGCCTTCTAAACAAAACACAACATGATCAATTTGAAAACGTTTAACAATTTGATTAGTACTTGCTAATGTAAGATGAATTGCCATTCCGATTTTCTCGTCAACTGTACTACTTCGTGCAGCAATGTGACGGGCGCGAAAAAATGTATTGGCAGTATCGATGAGGGCGTATTTTTTTGTCATGTGTGTATTATAGTCTACTATATAAAAATAGTAAAGTTAAATGGAATAATCTGCACCATCCAATTGTTCTTTATGGAAAGCCCTAGCATCAGATTCATTGTCAAATTTTTCTAATACATGCATTCCTCCCATGGGATGAGGAAACCATACCAACCAAGTGTTATGGTCCTCATCGTATGTGCAGTAAAGTTCTACTGGTTCTGACATTATAATTGCTCAAATAATACAGGATCAAAATTTACTGTAGCTTTTGCTTTTTTGTTTTTTACTTTTTTATGGTTTGGAGTCTCACCTCTTTCCTTGAGGCTTTTATCTTTACCTTCCAATGCAAGTTTAGCATCAAGTACTGCTGAATAATCTTTTAATGTATCATTTTTAATTCTATTTTCTGCGGTGACACAATAATCAGCACTCAAATCAATTCCTAAATATCTACGACCTGTTTTAGCTGCCACAAATGCAGTAGTTCCAGCACCACTAAACGGATCAAGAATTACATCATCTTGAAAAGAAAACATTTTCAATGCTCTATATGCTAGCTCGGCTGGGAACATTGCAGGATGTCCATAATCCTTCATTTTATGCTCAGGTGTAATACTCCATTTAGCATCAGCCCATGTTTTAAATTCGTTTCCAGTAATATCTGCTAATTTGTTATCACCCGGATGCTTTAAATTACCCTTACAAAATACTTCTAAAAATTCCCATGTATATTTAAAATACGGACCACTAGGGCTTTTCCAAGAACCCCAAGCACAATACGCACAATTTCTGTGATTTTTTTCCCAAAGAATTTCTGCTTTCCAGATAAGTCCTCTATCCATAAAACCTTTAGAAATTACGTGATGACTAGGAATATATTCGCTAAACAGCGGTTGTGTATTGACAATAATTCTACCGCCGTGTTTAACTACACGAATACATTCATCAAATATTGCCCACAACATATCAAAATATTTAGGCCAATCTGTTTTATCATCATGCGTATCATACCCCATACCAAAATTGTATGGAGGACTTGTAAAAACTAAATCTACACAATTATCAGGTAATTGTTTAAGTATTGCTAGACTATCTGCGTTAATAATTTTATTTGTGAATGCCAAAGGCAAATCGTTGTTTGTAGTGGGAAAATCTTTTGTATATGCCTTGTAACCTTCAGCCATTGTGTATCCTTTTAAAAATCTATTATACATTAATATTTATGTGTAGTCAAGTTGACTACATTGCATATTACCAATTAAAAAATAACCCGTCCTCATCCAGTTGTTTCCTAAAACTTATACCAGATGGTTTGGGTAGCAAATTTGTTGTTCTCCAATGAGACTCCGGCATGCTTGACACTTTTTCAAAAAGTTTATCTTCTGCAAAAAGTAATCGCTCTGCCTTTAAAGGAAAATAGACGTTCTTAATCCATTTAATGTTATCGCCTCGCTCAACTAATTCAAAATCAATAGCATCTGAATATTCTTCTAGTGAGGTTTTTTTGCCAACCGTGACATGATTATCAGTAATAAATCCTTGCAAAGAATTTGGGAATGTTTTTTTCATTCTAGTTCCTTGTCCCCAAATACCATCGTGACAAGTAGCACAAGCGTGACCGCCCTTGCATTCAATAGCAATGATTGGAATTACAAATCCACTAGCACTGATAAGTCCAATCCCAAGATCAACATCTTTGCTTTTCCATTTTCCATTCTTATAAACACTAACGGCAACTCTATTCTTTTCACCTTGTATTAGAATAAACGGAATTCCTGTTGCTTCGACTAATCTTTTCCGAAGTCTTTCAACCATTGGCACCCAATACAATTCTTTCCAGATAGAAAATGCCTTATTTTGGTTTGTATTGAACGGATTAGTTTTTTGCCCGCCGGTGTAATAGCATTTGTAAAGATGCTTATCAAAAGGACTCACAAGTTTTACATATTCATCTGCTGATATTTCAAAATTGCTATACCTTGTAATAGCATTTTCTATGTCATCTAAATAATCAATGGCTACAATTAAATCTGGATGATTCTTCCATTTAATGGATTCCTTTGTTCCTTCAACCATGGGCACAATTTTATCTCTACACAATGTAATTTTCATAATAATTCCTTATATAAGTTCAATAAAAATAAACAGAGAACGCCTTTGCGTTCTTTTTAGTGCAATGCAAACGCATTGTATCATATCGTGGACCACGAAAACGGATTCTTAATTTCTTATCTACTAGTTTAGCAATAAGTTTATATTGGGCACGTGCTTTTTCTAATTCTGCAATCGGGAGATTACTAGCGATAGCAACGGTCATGTTGATTCCTTTTGACTGAATAAGACTCTATTATAGCATAAGTGCCATTTAATGTCAACCTTTGGGGACGTATTTTTGTGTCAATTCTTGGACTTCCTCTAGAGTGGCCAGCCCCGACTCAATCAATCTTTTCTGTTCCTGATTGATAGCAGACCGTTCAGCCATGCCCTTCTTCCAAACAGAGTGGTCATCACTATAGTCAAAATGCCAATCATGGGACTTTAATAGTTTTTCCAAGATAGCGAGAGATTCGTTCATATCAAAACTCCTGTTTGGAATGCTTAGGTTTACGTTTGTACAATACTTTGGATTGTACAGATTTTGGCTTGAACGGAGTGTTGTTTTGAAACAACACATGGTGAGCCCTGTGTTTGGGCTGTTCAATTTTGAATGAGATTATTTGCTTTTTCATAACCCATAGTATAGCAGATACTCCATTTATTGTCAAATACTAAATTCCACTTTAGTGACGTTTTTTGTAGTGAAACTGCGCCATTCTTGTTTCTCTAAATCGTACACTCGGATGCTAGTAGTTGATTCCTTACGAGGTGTTTTACCTTCTTGTAATGGTTTTGCTTCAACTACTGGCAATAGTTCTGGCTTCAATGTACAATTCATTACACGTTCACTACCATCTTGTTTAGTAAAAGTAACTGTAACAGTTTCATTAATTTTAAGCATACCATTCAACCATTTACTAAACTTATCCCAATCTTTATCATTCCAATCTTTAGTTGG